TTGCGACATTCACAATCCACCTCTGCCCATTCCATAACAACTTGTTCTTTAGGTCAAAATTTAGAATCTTGCCCAAAGGCAGAATAGCAGGAATGCGTACCAATCTACGGGAAGGGTCGTACAAGTCCACAATATAATCTTTCCAATACGCATTGTACAACGAGTTATTTACGGATTCCAAAAAGTACGGGTCAAGGTCTGCTCCGAAGTTTGTGGAGTAGGTTGTTGCTCCGTTGGTTGGTTTAGATGAAGAGTTGCAATACCAAAGTGTATCTACTTCCACGGCATTGTTTCCCGTTATGATATTGGATAGGTCAATAAACGAAATCGGGAAATCACCAATGAAATAGGTCTCTGGAGCATAGAATAGGAATGGTTGGCCGACATACGTTTGCAGTTCACGGGTGACGGCATAACCAGCGAGGATGTCTGTTAAACCACCACCGTCTTCGTCTGTCAAGATGTTGAAAAGCATCTGGTCAAATTGCGGCTCTACCATCAACTCTTCCGTAGTATCAAATACAAACTCCGCCCTTAGGTCACCATATCCCACGTTATTGGTTAGGCGGTATTGCTCTCCGGTGATTGCTCCGGTCTCGTTGTACTGAAATTGAATTTGCTTGTACAACTGCGGGCGTTCTACCTGGCTCTCTGTGATGTCGAAGTATTGCGATAGGTCGATTGTTGCTCCACTTGCATACCATTCGCCTAAGGGCAACAAATCAAAGCTCGTAGAACTCGTTGGGATAACCACCAAATTAAACATCTTGCAGATAGAAGATACGAAGTCAGATACCTTCTGCTCTGGCATATTAGACGAAACGTCTACATCTGCATTTATTGTTTGAGTTGAACTATTGGTAGCGTCCATATACAGAGTGGCACCAACATACGCCTCAATCAAACTAACTTTAAGCGTCAGCGTATTGAACTCTTTTGCTCTTGTGTAGAAGGTAACCTTATCACCAAGTGTTAGGACGATGCTAAATGTTCTTGTTTCGGATGCTGCTGGGTGAGCATCGATTACATACGCCTGAACCAACTGCCCATTCACAAATGCACCTATCTCGTAGTCTACCGTGGCATTGTCCGTGGTAATGGTTACATCGTATGTATTGGATTCCGTTACCGTCCAAGTCTCAGTTGCAATGTCAAATTCGGTAGGCGTGGACGTGCCGTTAAACGTAACCAAATTCCAAGGAAGCGTAAGCGACACACCGGGGCCGTACATATACTCCGCCCTGCGGTGGCACCACATATACAACTTATCAAAGTCACCAATGTTGGTGATGTTAAACGTGACTCCGTACTTAGCAGCAATCGCATCAAAGATGCGCTCTACCGGGATAGCGGGTTTTAGATTGTAGTATTGAACTCCGTGGTCTTGGTTTACATTATGAAAGTGAATGTTGTTCGGGTCGCCATTCATACTATCACTCTCGTAGAACCAAACATCCTGCGGGGTGATTAGTGGGTATATTACCGGAGAAAGTGCATTAGACGTTAGCCCCGAATGAATCGTTTCTTGGTCGTAGGTGTGGTCGTATGCCGACATATCCAAGTCGTACAAATAATCCTCGCCAAAAAGGTCGGTAAGGTTTACAAGCAGGCCATAAAAGGTGATGTCATAGGCATAGGGCGCATTCTTACGCATCTGCACGCCCTCCAACTCAATAGAACCATAGCGGAACACCAACCCGTTGATTTCAATGCGTCCTTCGGCACGCAATCGGTAATCAGCCCCACCGACAATATCCGTGCGGTAGTAATGTTCAAAGATTGAATTGTTCCGGGGTGATGCCGGAACGCTGAACCCTTGCGTGTAGTCCGTGAAGACCTTGCTTATGTCTTGAATGTTTTGGACGGATAGGTTAATCGTAATATCCTCATCCCCGAACATATCAAGTTCCTGGTCACCTACGAATAAAGTTACCTTGTTTCTCATCGGATGTTGTTACGAATGTCCCAAGCGATTTCAAACGACAAGGTGTAGTTAATCATTTTCTGATTGATTTCCTTTTGGTAATCTACTCCCGAATCTTGCGGGTTAACCGTGAACTCCACGCCTTCGTAATTGATGGATACCTTCTCGCTCATTAGCAGCTCACGGATAACGTCATCGTAATTCTCTTGCACCCAACCCGTATTCAGCGTGATAACCTCTGTGCTATTCACGTCAAATCTGCGCTTCTGCATCGTTTGCGTAAGCGACTGCGGTACGGTGGCTGATATGTTGATTTGTGGCATATACTGCTCGGCAGTAAAGTTACCAGAACGGGTAGATACCTTGAAGCACGTCAGGTAATCAACTACACCAAACTTGTTGATGAAGGAAATACGTACCGGGGTGTACTTCGGTTCGCAAATAGATTCCACCGTGTAGGTGAATTGTGGCGTTATGGCATCCGTTCCGAACCCAACTTCAAACGTATCGTTTAGCACTACGGCAGAACTTGCAGCAACCAAAAACGCCTGAGCTTTTGTTTTGTCGTATGGAATGTATACGATTCGGGTGTTGCTATTGTTACCGGGCGTGTAGTTAGCGACACCTTGCCAACTGCCACCAACATTCCGGTAAAAGAAATACATCCGGGACGGAAGATAAATAGGCATCGCATAGTCAACTCCCGTGATATACAACCTGCGGGGTGTTACCATCCGTCCGCTTGTGATTGTTCCACCTGTAACCTCTTGATAGGTTAGCCATCCGTCCGTAACAAGGAACGATTGGTTGTTCTGGATAATACCTGAACCCGGTGTACCCGCATCTACATATTCGGAGGATAACGAGAACTTACACCAAACGCCTTCGGTCGTAGACAATTCGTAGTTATTGGTGGTACTGGTTTTTAGTACCGAAGCAATCTTCTCACGGATTAACTCGCTGATTTCAAACGTAATAGGCGCATCGCTTACCGACTCCTTGAACAACGTGTAGTCAATCGCTGGGCTTGTAGTCCGGTCACCGGTGAAAATACGCAGCGTCAAGGTTGCGTTAATCAGGCCATCAGTACCTCCGGCACCTTTAGTCAACGTGATAAAAATAGGCGACCTTGCCATTTGTGGCGTAGTCGGGAATGTTGCAACAGGTATAGCCATTATTTACGTGTAAATGCTTGGAAGTCTTCCGGGGTTAATTCAAATGCCTTAACAATATCAGGCGGTAGTTTGGCGAAGTTCATTTTGAACGGTGCGCTAAAAAAGTAACTCGGTTTAATACCATTGTTGTAAACCGACTTTGCGATAGCCCATTGCAGACTCTTGCGTGGGACAAATCGTCCGTTCTTATCCCGTACTCCCTCCAGGCCTTTACGCACTACCCATTGAGCGAATGCCTTGGGTGGTGGCATCTTGTTGGTGTACTTGTATGGGGTGTTGAACTTGCGCTTTACGCCACTAACGCCCTTGTCCTGGTACTCGCCATAGTCCTCCATTGAGAACGTAAGAGAAAACGAGTTTGGGCCAACCGACAAATCATAATCCAAAGAGTTATAAAGCTCCTTTGTGCTATTCTTTTTCTTCTTGGTAAGGTTCTGCCTCGCCTGTTGGATTACACGCTTTGCAAATCGCTCTAATGCGGCTTGGACAAGTTCCTTGCGTGGCATTAGCAGATAGAGATTTCGGTATTGGGAACAATCATATCAAAGGTCAGGTTCCATCCCGTTAGCAGGTTCTCAAATCGCTCCGTGAACGGCTCGCAGATAATGTCACCTTCAATCTCAAACTTATCCGTGTACAACGTGCCTCTGCGTAGTTGCGATTGCAATCCGTTCAAGATAGCAAGAGTCGTGTTCAGAATATCTTGCTGGTTATCCACGCCAAAGAACGGCTCGTTCTGGTTGCGAATGTCCTGCTTGGTTTCGTCTACGATATCCATACACAAGACCGATACATTAAAGCGTATTACGTGGTCTGCGAATTTGGCCTGGTTAACCATAATGTGCGCCAACGGAAAGATGGTCTGCTTGTTCAGGTCAACATCGAAGATATCGCCAAAGGTTACCACCTTAACCAAGGGGTGTGAGGATAGGTAATCGTTAATCTTTTGGGTGGCTAAATAAAAACTTCTCATTTCTTCATCATTGCTAATTCAATATCGTTTTTCTCTTTTTCAAACGTCAAATACGTTAGAGCTTGGTGGACGGGAAGTTTAGTAACGTCTCCAAATTTGAGGACATCTCCATCAGCAAGTGCATAGATGGATTGATACCATCCCCACTTTTGTCCGAACTGCGCTTCTCTTGTGTAGGGGTTGTCTGTTGTTTGGCCAAAGAGCGCAACGTATGTGTTGCTAATACGTTCCCTAAACGATAAAAAAAAACCAGCGCTCCAAGCACTACGGATGCGGGCATCTCTTTCATTATCTCGTCTCGCTCGTCTGTTGCCGTGTATGGTTCAATATCGTAGCGTTCTCCCTTCTCTTTTGTTACCGGGCGGTACAATACAGACATTGCCTTGTGCATTGTTGCCCAATCTGAAATATAACTGTCCAAGTCTACAAACTCCCCTAACGAGATTTCGTTTAGAGCGGGAATGAATCCGTACTTGGTTCCGTTCAATTCAATGAACTTGGTAAGACCTGGCTTTTCGGATAGGGTCTTGGCCAATGTATTTAGGACGTTGACCGCATCCACCAGGCGGACGTTCGGCAGGTCACTAAATGGAACATTGCAGAAGATTTCGAGCATCTTCATTTGCTTGAATTCTCCCTCACCTTCAATACGAGCAAAGCGCTGATATTGGTCTAGCGTGATTTCGTCAAGCGATGTTGGTACTACTAATTTCAGTTCCATAGATAAATAACTCAACGGATAGAATACCTACCGTAGTTTGGTTTAGAAAGTTTATTATAGACGGCATAACGGCTGGCATCGAGTGCGTGATTCATTACGTCAATAGGTTTATTCAATAGATTGCCGTTCTTGTCCTCCGTCCATTTGTAGTTCTGCAATTCTTTAATTAGATTGTTGCTCCGTGAGGTTGCAAATATCTTGTGCCGCTTCAGGATGTCAATACCTGCATTAATCGAATCTTGCCCTTTAGCCGTTGGTTTAATGTTCCAACCGAATCGGTGCAGTTCCTCGATTGATTTCGGTTCGGCACTATCCGCAAAGATTTCATCCCTCCGGTCAAGTCCTAACGATTGTAGGTGGTGATGGAGGTCACGGTTGGTCATCCCGGTACGGTATAGCAGCTCGTCCAAGTATAAGTTATCCCCGTGTTGGTAGACTGCCACAAGGGCGCTGGGGTCGTTCGTGTAACCGAAATCGAGGCCATATGAAATTAGTTTTGCTTCTTGTGGGATTTCAGATGTTCCGAATTGAAAGATAGTAGCACGGCTCATACCACGCTCACCAAGACCGTAGATACGCCAATAGTCCTCGTCTGTTTCTTTTAGGCGTTCGATTTCATTCTTAATCTGCTCATCAAGGAACGGGTTATCCCGGTAGGTAGTTTGGTAAAAGTCGCAATCCTCACGTGGTATTACCCGGTCATAAATCCAATGGAAAGATTCAGACGGGTTGTAGTCAAGAATTATACGACCATCGGTACGAAAGATAAGCTGCTGCCAATCTTCGTAAAACAATTCGTTTGCCTCGTTAATGTAAAGCAGGTTCCGTTTACGTCCCCGAATCTTTTGCGGTTGGTCAAGGGAAATAAACTCAACAAGGTTACCGTTAAGGTGGTACTCGTGGCTGGACTTGTTGTGGAACTCCTCCCGGTACAGGTCGTGGTTCCGGAGAATATCAAAGAAGTCCCGCATAACCGAAGCACGAAGCGAAGGGAACGACTTACGGCAAATGGTTATCGTTTTATCCGTATTGCGTTCGGTGTAATAGAAAATAAGCCAGAGCAGGATATTATACGTTTTCCCACTCCGTGTACCGCCCTGCTCAACGATAATACGCTTATCGCTTTTGATTAGGTGGTTAAATACCTTATTGGTCTGTATCGTTGCCAAGAACTTCTATTTGAAACATCTTGCCCGTAGATACGTCCAACTCCTGGCGTTCTACATAACCCCGCTTCTTACCTTTTGTTTTTAAGAAAAAGATTGTTGCGGTTGAATTGCCGTCCTTGATTTGCTTGTGCAGTTGGCTTTCTGCAAAGTCAAGCGCAACGTCTGATAGTGATTCGACTGCTGCTTTGTATTCGGGGTCGCTATCCATCCAAAGGTAATGCGTAGTTCTCCCAATGCCTACCGTCTTGCAGGCCGAGGTTACAACTCCAAGCGATTTTTCTAATGCATCGAGCATTGCCTTTTTATGTTGTACAGTTTTGTCCATACCATATCTTTGTTTTATATTTGTTTCACCTGCGAGGAAAGTGTAATGGTTGCACGCTTAATACTCCAATTAAGAAGTGGCGTTCGAATCGACCTCCTCGCTCAAAGTAGCCCCGCTTGTCGGGGTTTCTTTTTTGGGATAAGGTTTACTTAACGATTGACACATAGGAATTAAACTCTTGTCAAGTGGATAAATATACTTATGCTTCCCCGCTTTTTTTCGCTTTGGCAACTTCTTAAAATCAACACCCCAGTTGTATCTACCTCTATCGTGCTTCCATATTCCGTTTAGTAGGTATTCAGTTCCACTACTTTCTATATCTTCAATGTAATACCAATTAGTGGCTTGATAAATTGTTCCATAGTGATTCTGTCCCTTGTCTGCGTAACTAAATAACAATTTTACGGTTGGGCAATTCTTTTTTATTAACCTTATCGCAGACGCTAATACCTTGCTTGTTGAAGATTGCTTTCCATTTAGAGCCATTCTGTTTAATTCAAGATACTGACCATTTCTTAAATTAAATTTTGTTGGCATATTTACAGACGCACCGCCTCCAAATAAAACAACACCGCACCAGACGCCATTCTCAAAAACTGAATATCCAATAGAATACGTTGGAACTGCCTTTGCGTAGTGGAAGTTTAGGCAAGCATACTTGACGGCTTTGTTTGATGCAATTTCTAATTTCATATCCCGCCTGCGCTAACTGAAAAATAAGCCCCTTGATACTTTCTATCTAAAAGCTCTTGTATATCTATCTCCGCCTTTTGTAGCTGCTCTGGACTATCAAAGGTTATTTTCATAGTCGCTGGCTTTCCCTTCTCCTCGCCAATTAACTCATCGTGTGACGGCTCGCCTAAAAAAATAGGCAAGTCCAAGCCCCATTCCTGCAATAACTCCTCATCCCATTCGTTCGCTAATAAGTCCCAGTCCCATTCACCGAACCCAACATTGTCTTTGATTATGAACTCCGCCTGTTGCTCCTCCGTTAAGCTATCTGCGATAACAATCGGTACCTCTTTAAGTCCCGCTGCCTTGCACGCCTTTAAGCGCATATTGCCGCCCAGCACTACCATATTTGCGTCTACAACAATAGGACGCAGCTCAAGCATCTGAGGGAACTCCTGAATGGACTTTACAAGCTTCTTAAACTTATCGTCTTTAATAATCCGTGGGTTGCTCGGATTTGGCAATACGGTTTCAATGTTTACTTTTTTCATTTCAGCTGTTGCATTTTTTGCAACCGTTCAAAACGGATGTCGTTGAAGTCGTGAATGTTGAAGTTGGTGGTCATCTCTTCGTGAAGTGTTAAAGCGATGTCACCGGCTTTGTTTGGGTTCTGATGTAGGTACTTGATAGCACTTGCCCAGTCTCCTTTATGCTTTACTGCAATGCAATTATTTTTATTCAGGTGTTGCGAGTACGGTGCTACATCACTTACAATTAACGCACAACCTGCAAACCCTGCTTCTACCATTTTAAGATTTGATTTGCATCTATTGAACTCACTTGGGATTAATGGTGATAGGGCAACGTCAAATGCTTGGTAGAGCTTTCCGTATTCGTTAGGGGATTGTGTTTGTAATGCGAATCTTGCTTTTGCAGCTTGTGGGTAACCACCAATGTCTGCTACGTAGGATTCATACGGTGAAAGGTCTATCTTGTTTTGTACAAGGTCTGGAAGGTGGGATATACCAGCCACGTAACCAAAACGCACCTCGTCTGACTCTTGGCGTGTAATCTGCCATTGTGGGTCTGCCGGGTCTAATCCGTTTGGAATGATGTGTACGTTACGGTTTACCTTCTTGATTTTATCTGCTAAATACTTTTGGGTTGTCCACACCTCATCTGCAAAGTACATTGAGTTTACAATCCGTCCGGAGAGGTTTGCTTTATCGTATGTTGCTTTACTTGGATGGTCTAATGCCAGGTGCCACCAATCGTCATTATCTATTATTACTTTTTTGCCTGTTGCTTTGCAGATAGCAAAGAAGTTAGCAAAGGATTCCCCGGTGAACGGAAGCGCACGAGAAAAGATAACGTGCGTGACTCCTTCCCAATCGGCTTCGGGGATGGGTTGCTTGTAGTTGATTATCTGAAAGTCCAAAAGCCCTTTCTCCTTTAACAGAGTGAAGGGCTTATAGATGCGGTGGTACACTACCCCGGAGTCCGGGTCGCCTATGCAGAGTATCTTCATTTTTGAAATATAAAAGCATCATCAATTACGGTGAACCCGTTTAGCATCTCGTTTACGGCTTGGATAACACCTGGCCAGTTCTCGTGGTAATCGTCTCCTGCTAAATATCCACCCTTCTTAACCTTTGGCAGCCATAGGGCAATATCTTCCTTTACTGATTCGTAAGAGTGGTTAAGGTCTATAAACACCACGTCTAATGATTCGTCTTTGAATTTGCGTGATGCTGCTTTGGATGTTGCTTTAATCGCTTTGTATTTGCGGCTACCCATATTCTCAACGAATAGCTCGTAGATATCTGCGGTCTTGGCAAGGTTATAATAAGAGTCAATGTATTCTTGTGTTCCCTTAAAAGAATCTATAATGATTATTTGTTGGCCTGTTGCTTTGTCGCACAGATACGAGGAGGACTTGCCAAGCCAAGCGCCAAGCTCAACGAATGTGCCACCGGTTGGAACCTTGCTCAACAAAAAGTCATAGGCACCGTGGTGGTTAAACCAGCCATCTATCTCGTGGGTTTGTTTCATCGTAGGTAGTTGTAGTAACAAAGATAGGCATCGAGTGTCTTGGTATTCCATTTTGCCATCTGCTGAGCGAATAGCCCATCTGCCTCGTATTCGTTGCCGAATCTAACTTCCCCGATTGCATCGCACCGAACCATAAACGATGCCGTGTCTACCGTACCCACTCGTGGCTCTTTTGTTGGGTGGAGTCTTGGTTGGCCGTTCTTGAATACCTGTCCCCAAGTGATGAACGGATATGATTCGTTTTTAACGCCTTCGTACCAATCAGGGTGAATTATATTGTCATCATCAAGAAAGTAGATGTAATCGCCTCTCTTGGCCTTTAGCGCAAGGATAAACTCCATTCCTACATTCCTTAGCGGGTGTCCCCAACTACCGGAGACGTTAGGACGCAAGTAAGTAATTCCATTTGGGAAATGTCCTGTTGCTTTCTCGTCAACGACTACCGTCCACGTGCAATCCTCCGGGATGGTTGCCTTGATTGTTGAAAGGTTCTCCGGTCGGGAACACGGTGTAATGATGTGAATCATTTGTTCAGCTTTTTTAGGTGTACGGCTTTCAGGAAATCTTTTGATAACTCAACACCAAAGTCGGCTTCGTGGTGACATTCCCGGCATAGCGCCATTAAGTTCTCTGGCGTGTCCATAAGTTTACTGCCTCCCATACCACGAGGTTCAATATGATGGATGTCTACGGCTCGCCTGTTGCAGACTTCACAAGGGATAAATTCTAAAGCAGACAATCCCATTGCCTTCAGGTAAACCTTAGTGTGATTCTTCATAATGCTCTCCGGTGTTTCCGTTCTGCCCAATGATATTCATTCGCTTATTGAGTTCCTCTTCTTCGTCCTGCCAGCAAGGTTGGTTATCGGACTTCTTGTTAACGAACCTTACCCACATCTTTGCAGCAACTGCTCTTCGGTGTGGCTTGAATGGATAGATGGACTTTAACCGGGCCATTGCTATCCGCATAAATTGGTCTTTCATTCTTTGTTGGTTTCATAAATTGAATGCAAAATCGCATCGTACTTCTTGTCCTGGTCTATAACCATTGCCCAAATCTGCCCAAGGTTAAAGCCAGTATTAATATCGTCCTTCTTTTGCTGACATAGGTCGTAAATCATTTCTTGCAGAGTTTGGAGGAACTGCGCCTGCTCTTGAATCTTTCCGTAGTCCTCGTCTTTTACTATCCAGTTTTTCATTTCTCTTTGGTGTTAAATATTAACGTACCACCCGCTCTCCATTTCTTCTTTGAGTTTTCCCTTCTTGGCAAAAAAATCTTGCTCGTATTCTCCTAAGGTGTGGTAGTCGTTTAGTTTATCAATACATTCCTGTACTGTCTGTCCGCTTGTGTAGGTCTCACGCTTTCCGCAATCGCTCACAATGTGTAGTTGATACTTTGGTTTCATTTTTGTTTGTTATTAAAGGTTATCTGTTGGTACTTCAAATACTTGCACTCCGCAATGGTCTGCATTGTCCCACAAAGTAGAGTCATCGCAGTTTAGAATCTCAAGAAGGTGTGCTGCTTCTTCTTGTGTAGTCTCTTTTGTGTTGTAAATGATTAGTGTTCTTTTCATTTCTCGTTGACGTTAATTGTTCTTATGCATTTTGTGCAGTAAGCATATGTTCCATTTTCACTGACTTTGATTTGTGGTTGTGGGACTTTGCATTCGCACATATCATTGCTTGTCTCTTCTTGTTTCATTTCTCGTTGGTGCTGTGATGCGTATTATTAAGAAATTTAATGAAAGTATCTATTATTAATCCACCTATTCTATCTTTTGAT